CGATCGGCGTGGCGTTCAAGCTGTTCAAGAAGGCTCGCGGAGCGTAAGCGGGAAGGGCGGGGTGGAAGTGAAAAGCAGAATGACTTCCATCTCGCCCTGTTTGTGAAAAGGGGAACGACGTGAAACAAACTTTCCGCCTGGTCGTCGTGCTGCTCGTCTCGGCCTCGCTGGTCGTGGTCCCGATGCGCAAGGCCGACGCCTTCGTCGCCGCAGCTGCGCCGATCCTGGTCACGGCGGGCGGGCCGGTCGTTTGGACGGTCGCCGCACTCGCTGCCCTGGTGGCCGCAGGCACGGCGATCTGGGCGATCAAGTTCAAGGACAGCGGCACCGACGTGCTCGAGCTCGAGTTGAACAGCAAGAACACGCAACGCGTGCCCAGCGGCTGGACGGCTGCCAGCCCCGCATCGAATCCGCCAGTGCCGCCAGGCACCGCAGGATCTATCGTCACGACGTACTGGACGGTCGCGGGCACGGGGCAGAACAACACGACGTACACGACACCGCTAGCGGCCTGCCAGGCGTTCTTCGGCGGCGCGTGCACGTCGGTGAGCGGTCCATACACGCCAGGCAACGGGTCTTGCGCCTCGGGATCGAATCCGCGCTATTGTGCCGTGCCGCAGAACACGACGATCAACGACAACGTCGTCACGACGTGTCCGACCGGCTACACGCTGAGCGGCAGCAGCTGCAACCTGTCGAACGCGTCTATCGTGCCGTTCCCGAATGACAACGTGGCGCGTAAGAAGATTTCCGCAGGCGCGTGGGTGGACGACACCAGGGACACCGACACCCTGCCAGGCGGGGTTACTGCTGGCTCGACGACCATGACGGTGAAGCAGGGCACGCAGACCACAACCGTGACGCTGAACGGCGACGGGACGATCACGGCGAAGAACGTCACGGGCAACGGTGACGGCACGTCCACGGTGACGACGCTGAAGACCTCGGCACCATCGGGTGCAGCTGACGGCGGCACGAACTCGCAGCAGGTCACCAGCGGCCAGGCGGCAGGTGAGGGCGACACGGCAACCGAGACAGCGCCGAACACGTGCGCTGGCGGTCCGTGCGCGACCGAGGGCACGCAGCTGGCGAACAAGGCGCTTCTTCAGGACATGAGCACTAACGGCGTCAAGCAGAACGAACAGGACTCGACCTGGTCGAGCGCACGTAGCGCGGCGACGACGAAGGGCACCACGCTCGACACGGCGGTGTCGGACGCGCAGACGAAGTTTGCGGCCGCAAGCACGGGCGGCGTCGCGTCCCTGGGCGTCACCGGCCTGGGCGAGCACACGCCAGCGAGCTCGCACGAACAGGGCACGCTGCTGCATGCGCTTTTCCCGAGTCCAGCGACGTGCGCGGCGGTGACGTTCGGTGGATACCGAACGGGATTCACGCTCGACATTTGTCCGGTCGTGGCAATCGCCAAGCCTATCGTCGAGTGGCTGCTCTACGGGCTGACGCTCTTCTACATCTACGCGCTCTTCTGGCGGCGCAAGCAGGAGCAACGCTGATGCCGATCCTCGCTGGGTTCCTCTCGACGTGCTTCGGCTCGATTTTCGCCTACCTGGCGCAGCGTACCGCCGTCGGCTTCGCAGCCGCGGCGGCGTTCATCATCACCTCTGGCGCGGCGTTCGTGGCCGTCAAGGCCGCGCTCGCTGCCCTGGCTACGGGGATCACGGCGGTGCTGCCGCCGACCACGTACACGCTGCTGTCGTACTGCGTGCCGGGGAACCTCGGCAGCTGCATCACGGCGATCTTGATCGCTGACGCTGTCGCCACCAGTTGGGACTACTGGCGCAGCACGCTCGGGATCAGCATGCAGCTGGTCAAGGGGTGATCTACCTCATCACGGGCTGGCCTGGTGCTGGCAAGTCGACGGTGGCCGTGCAGCACGCGATCTACCGCTACGCGTGCCAGGCGCGGCGGGTCGTGGCGAATTTCCCGGTCGACTTCGCGCCGGTCGCAACGCTGCGGCGCTCGCACCTGGCTGGCGCGTCGTGCGAAGTTCTGCCGGATCGGCCCACCAGGCGCGACCTCGATGCCCTGGGCATGGGCGGCGAGTCTGAAGAGACAGCAGGCATGCTGATCGTCGACGAGGCGGGCGGGTGGTTGAACGCTCGCACCTGGGCGTCGACGGCCAAGCTGGATCCGGTGACGGGAGAGAAGACCACGGAGCGCGAGCTCATCATCGACTGGCTCACGCAGAGCCGGAAGCGGTACTGGGACGTGTACATCATCGCCCAGGCTCCGGCGATGCTCGACAAGCAAGTGCGCGAGGCCGTGTGCGAGCTCGTCGTGCGCATCCGTCGCCTGGATCGCTTCCGCCTGGCGGGCATGTCGCTGCCGCGCATGCACATCGCCATCGTGCGCTATGGCCTGGACACGAACGGGCCTGTTGTCGAGCGTTGGTATTACCGAGGCGGCGAGGCGCATCGCTGCTTCATGTCGTATCGGCTCTTCGGGCCGGAGGCGACCGGCTACTGCGTCTTGCCAGCCAGGGACACGAAATGGCGGTTCGTTCCGGAAGCGGTCGACACGACGTCGGGCAAGGTCGTCGCCGGCGCGTTCTGGTTCGCCTGGCTGCTGCTGCTCAAGTTCCCGATTTTCGCGTCGCTCGCGCTCGCGGCGGGCTTCGGCCTGGTGCGGTGGTTTTGCACCGACTACCTTCTCCCTGCCGAGCGCCTTAACGGTCGACGCATGCCCGGGCTTCGACGGCACGCCGAGGCGATCCGTTTGGGTTGGCGTCGCGGCGCCCTGGCTGTTGAACTTGCCGCGACGCGGGCAAGAGGATCGCCGCTTTCGGACGTGCCCGTGTACCGTCGCGTGCCGTGGTACGGGAAGGTGCGGATCTGGACGGCGGATCGGTCGCTGTTAGGCTGGGATCGCGGCGAGCAACGCTCGCCGCAGCCAAGCCTGCACCTGGTGCGCCAGACGGCGCACAATGTGTAGAACGGTAAAGTTAATCCCGTTGTCCACCGTAGGTGCCGAACGCTGACCAGTTGCGCCAGAGTCCGGGGCCTGCGCCAGTCCTGCCAGCGCAATTAAGACACAAGCCGCTCTCTTTACGAGGTCCTGCAACCGGATCAGGTGATGGGCATTCGGTATCGAATGTCCGTTCTTCCAGTTCGTGACGGCCTGAGGCGTCACGCCGATCCGGGCCGCTAGGGCCTCGCCAGAACCGACGGCGTGTATCGCCGCCACCACCAGGTTCGCCACCCGCTCACGTAGCCCCATAGGACCTCCAGGTGCGCCAAAAGCACAGTATGAGTGTATTTGCTACACTGCGGCTGTGGCACACGGTCGCTGTAGAGCGACAAGGGGAGAGAAGCGATGGCGACAGCACCAGCGATCACCAGGCGGTCAGCACGCTCGACGGGTGGGCCCGGCCCCCGCCCGGCGCAGCCGGGGGGGTCCGGGCCTCGCGGCAGCGAGCCCCCGTCCGGTAATACGGGGGGAAAGTACCCAGAGGCCAAGGTCGACTGGCTGACGGCTACAGCTGTCCACGTCGACGGCGGGGCCAAGATCCTCCCGGCCCTGGCGCTGATCCTCCCCGGACAGCTGAGTGTTAGGGATCTGGGGCACGGGGGCAACGGCTTCACGCACGGCATGCAGGTGCGCACCCTCGTGGAGCTCCAGCTGGTGGACGTGTGCCGGGTCTTCTGGGGCGGCGAAGCGCAGCGGGGCCGCTTCATGATCGACGTGCCAGGCGCGTCGTGTGGCATGGTGGACTGGCAGGCGATGTACGCCTGGCTCGGGTCGCTTACTGACGCACGCATTACGCGGCTCGACGTGGCGGTGGATTTTCCAGAGGGCGAATTCGGCGTGTCGCACGCGGCGCGGTGGTATCGCCAGGGGAAGTTCAACTGCTCGGGTAGGAACCCGAGCTCGAACATGATCGGTGACTGGATCGGCGGTGATCGTGGTCGCACCATCGAGGTCGGACGCAGGGTGAACGGCAAGCTGCTTCGCGTCTACGAGAAGGGCAAGCAGCTGGGCGACAGCACGTCGCCCTGGACACGGTTTGAGGTTCAGTTCGGCTCGCGGGATCGCGTGATCCCGTTCGATGCTCTGCTCGAACCGGCGCGCTATTTCGTCGGCGCGTATCCCGCCCTGGAAGAGCTCATGGGCGGATCTGGGGATCGCATCAAGACGGTCGCGGCCCAGGGCTTCATCGTCATCGAGAACGCTCTCACGAACATCCGGCGCTGCTGGGGGAAGTGGATCGACCTCCTGCGCGGCGTCGACAGTGCCGACCTGGTGGAGTCCTTGCGAATTCGCGAGGTCCCCGCCAGGTATCAAAGCTCCGCCGTGGCGGCGGGCGTGCCAGCGCACCTGGCGTTTCAACAGTGGAGAGAAAAGCAATGGACGACACAGGCGAAATCTTCAAGCGCAAGGCGGTAGTACGGGGGCTCACCGGCTTCATGGGCAACGCCGAGTTCAACGAGTCGTATTCGGCGTTCGTCGACATATCGCTGTCGGCGGGTGGCAAGGAGTCGCAGGGCTTCGGCAAGCGGACCGAGGCGAGGAAGTGCATCGACAAGGGCGTGATCGAGCGCGTGAAGCACGTGCCGCTCCCGTTCGTGGCGGAGCTCAGCCTGGTCGAGCGGGCGTCGAAGTCGAAGACCTCGCTGGTGTGCGTCGACATCAAGCCGTTGGCGATGATCGTCGAGACGGAGCGGCCCATCACGAACCCCGCGAAAGCGGCGTAACCGTGGCGACTAGGCGGAAGCCTGCCCCGGCGTTTCTGGACCAGCTGGGGCACGTCAGGAAGGCGCTGCGCGTGTTGAAGCGTCTTGAGCGGTTCATGGTGGCCCAGGAGCGTAGAGAGGCGCTACGGGCTTCTAGGCGCGGCACGCGATGCGTCCTGACGCCGAAGGGCGAAGCGATGCTCAACGCGGTCGAGCTGGGCGGGCAGGGCTGATGTGGCGGCTGCGGGAGTGGATCAAGCACTGGCTCGCGGAGATCGCGTACCAGGTCACCAGGCGCGTGCGCTGGTGAAGCGCACTCCCGCAGCTGGTGTGCCGAAGGGCACCGACTATTACCTCTGGCCTGCGCGAGGTGACCGCAGGCGAGGCGAGCGCCTGGGCATCGAGCACCGCGCGGAGCGGTTCAGCTGGGCCCAGCTGGGCAAGCGCCTGGTGGTGGGCTTCCTGATCGCGGCGGCGTTTGTGCTGGTGGCGCGTGAGTCACGCGCAGACACGGCGGCGATGTATTGCAGCTACGTCGGCTCGGGCGGAGGCGACGTGTGGATGTACCCGAAGAGCACGCAGGTATTCGACATTCTCGAAGCGTGCCAGGAGTCGAACCGGCTCAAGGCGGGCGCTGCGGCGTGCATCTTCAACGCGGGCCCGGCGACGACGACGGACCCTGTGACGGTGCTGGCGTCGGCGGCAACCTGGTCGCCGAGCATCGCGCTGTACTGCTACGACGCGTCGGGCGGCTCGAAGGGTGCGGGTTATCCGACGTTCACGCGAACGACGACGACGTATCAGACGCTCGGCAGCGGGACGGGACCGGAGCAGGCAATCGTTGTCGCGGCGTTCCTGTTCGCGTTCTTTGTCGGCTTCCGCACGGGGATGGCCTGATGTTTCCGGCGTGGTCGTCGACGACAGCGTGGTTCACGTCGGAGTTCGTCTACACGTCTATCCCGTGGATCATCGGGGCGTGGGTCGTGGGCTGGGCGTTCGGCAGGATCTTCAAGCTATTGCGCGAGGGCATCGATGCCTGGCGCTACTGAGCAGGCGCAGGACACGTTACCGGGGCGTGCGGCTCTCCGGCGTTGGGAGAAAACGATGAATCGCATTCTCATCGCAGTGGTCGGCCTCCTGGCCGGTCTGCCCGGTCTTGCGCTGGCGACGTACACGGCGCAGGACTACTCGTCCATCACGACCAGCTTCACCGCTGAGCTCGTGGCGGCGATGCCAATCGTGCTGACGATCTTCGGGACCGTCTTCGCGATCGGCGTGGCGTTCAAGCTGTTCAAGAAGGCTCGCGGAGCGTAAGCGGGAAGGGCGGGGTGGAAGTG